CTGTAAGGATTGCTGGATTTTTCATGTTCATACGGTGCCACCTATCATTGGGATATTAAAGAACGAGCCATCTGCATCGCCCTTTTTAGTGAAAGAGATATGGCAATGCTTAGTATGCGGATTGATTCCAGAATACTTGCGCCAGCGCCACCCCATGCGAGGGGAAGCAATTTTGCCGTTGAATATGATGTAACTAATTCTCTTGTCAGACTTTGCGCAAAGTCGTATCTGATCTGCAAGGTCAGGCATGAGGTCGGGCTTGGCTTTACCAGATAAATCCCGGTCAATATCAATGGCTCTGACGATACCTTGTTCATTAGGATTGTGGTCAGAAGCACGCGTTGAATGACGGTAATCGCCAAGCCACCCATCGCTGGACTTATCCCTTGAACTGTAAGAATCATCGACCTGAAGCCTTAGCTGTTGTCCGGCCTTGCATAACTTAGGAGTCATGCCAGTAAGAGCTGTGCTTCTGCTTCTGTTAGACCAAGCTTCTCTAAGAGTGCTGCCTTAGCGGCTGCCTTCTCAGCTTCTGCCGCTGCCTTCTTTGCTTCTGCTAATTTAGCATCTGCCCATGCAGCAATAGTCGCTTCATATTCCTCGGCAGTTAATTCAATATCTGCACCATCGAAGGACTTTGTAAGTGTTGGAAACTCAGCCTTGAGTTCAGCGATAACTGTTTGCTTTGTCATTAGTCTGCCAATCCGTAGAGAGTGTATGAGCCTGTAATAGTTCCTGAAGCAGCATAGATTTCAATGCCGTCATAGTTAGATCGAGCTGTGCTGTTATAGCCACCAAGGAATTGGTAGCAACCTCTCCCGCGGCTAAATCCTGTTCCAGCATAAATTGGTTCATCTGATACGCCTTGGCCTATATCGCTGAAATTCAATTCATAGATAGATCCTGCGCTAGCAGTTGTAGATGCTCTACCGAATGAGGCTTGAGCCTGGTTATCAAAGTCAGTAGCAAGAGCTGAACCCTGTGAATCGCGACCAAGATATCCACCGTAATAAGTCGATGTCTGAGATGTAGCGTTTCCGCCGTATCTAAAACGCAGTTGCAATTCCTGATTACTTGCTGAAGCCGTTACCGATAACAGCAATTTATATCTCTTGTAAGTAGTGCTGAAATATGCACCAGGATTTACGGATGCAGCAGCTGAAAATGTACCTGCTGCGAGTTTAGTTAATCCGCTTGCTACGCTGAGAGTAGTCCAAGCCAAGCCTGTAGCCGCTGTTGAATCAGCAGTAAGAAGTTGTCCGTTAGTTCCAACTGCTAAACGCGCTGGAGTATCGGCTGCTGTAGCAGCAATAAGATCACCCTTGGCATCGACAATAGCGTTCTGAATAGCGTTAGAGTCATCTTGCGCGACCCATGAGAAGTCAAGGTCTGTTCCCGATGCCTTAGCTAGTACCTGGCCTGTTGTGCCGCCCTTAAGGTCGACCATAGCTGTATCGATATCTTGGCCTAGCGCAGCGATAGCGGTTGCGCCATCCTTTACTAGATCGGTTGACTGAGGGATGTCCCACCCAAAGTTCGTGGTTGTTGTTGCCATTACGCTACTACTCCTATCGCATCTAGCCAGGTTAGGCTGGTGTTAATTGTGTTCCATGTCTCCGCTGCATTTACCTGTTCCCATTTTACCGCAACTTGGGAGAAGTTTATTGGAGAAGCGTTGAAAGTCAGGCTGAGGTTATTAAGGCTTGCTCTGAATGTCCAGCCCTCGATGTAGCCTTGAAATGAACCGCCTGTGATGTTAGGCGGTAGGTTCTGAATCCAGACTGGCTGTCCTAAGAATATGTTGATAAGGGCATCTCTGTCAGCGTTATCAATTTCAGGGTTGCCAAGTACGAAAGTAATGCTTTGGAACTTAGGGTATGGGTTGGCTCTCAGCTCGATGTAACGATCTGCCAAGGCTTCCGCATCGCTAGTGCTCTTGATTCGAGAAGTATAAGATTCTCCATAAACGCCATAAAGAGACTGGCTGGTTAAATCCTGAGCAACATAAGACTGGTTGCCATTGTTATCATAAATGATGTTGAAATAGTTTCTAAGGTCTCCAGCGCGAGTGGTCGCAGCTAGTCCGTGTCCGTTGGCATGGTTAGCATCAAGGGTTGTGTAGCCGTTAGCCGCTAGATAATCCTGTCGATGAGTCTGGTCTGCATAGCCGATATTGCCATTGGAATCCTCATAGAGAACACCAAAGGCTGAGTTAGCAATATCTGTGCAAAGCGAGTAAAGGTCTGTCTTGCTCGATGATCGTGCGATAAGTTGATAATCGCCCGGCTGGTCAATTTCACCTAAGCCGATATTTACGGCATTAACCCAAGTCTCTGTAGGGTCATAAGTAGCCCAAGTCTGAGCTGCTGGAACTTCATTCCATTGCCCTAGTAGATATCCTGATAGAAGTGAGTAAATCTGGTCTCCATCGAAGTCTTGGGACAAGATTCCGTTATCGATAATCTTAGGCAGTTTAGATAATGCACCAAGAGCGGTAATGGTTGCCACGGTGGTATATCCACGATCACCGGCGCGATTGACGGCAATGGTGAAGTCTGAGATATACCCGCCAAAAATAGGGATATAAGTGCCAGATGAGTTAGTTACTTCTACTGCAAGGCCGGTACCTACTGTGAAGTTATAGCTTGAGTTATTAAGGTTCATTAACTGCAACTGGCAATAGCCTGCTAATGGCTGGACATTGATATCGGTTCTACCTGAAGTAACCGTAAGGTTAGCGATAGTTACATCTGTTACTTCTGTGCCATCGACTAGGACTTTATAGGAAGGTGTATAGGCTGTCATACAAATACGAGTCCAGAGCCACCGAGGGTTCCTCGAGCTGAGGAATCGTTGAGAAGTCCTACGATCTGGCGAGCGGTTGACTCGCTATCGATTGCCCCGTTAACTGTGATATTGGTAGTCCCGGCACTTGCTGCGATATAGCGTGGAAGCGAAGGAGTCTGTAATTGGAGCGGTGGGGCTGCTGGAGCAGATGGAGTAGTGGCTCCACTATATGAAGCCCCAGAAAAGAAGTTACCTACCGCTGAACCTGCACCCTTGATGGCATCGATGATGCCCTTGATGGTGTTATAAATTTTAGTAATCTGATCTACGAAGTTAGCAAACTGGTCAATGATAGTTGAGATGATTTTGCCAAGAGCCTTAAAGGCTAAGCCAAGGGTTTCTCCAATAGCAGGAGCCATATAAGTAACCACGAAGTCTGTAACATTTTTTAGAAGGTTAAAGAATGGGCGCAGCTCGTCATTGTTAGAAGCAAGAGAATCTCGGACTGAATTAAAGGCTGACCGTAGGCCGTTAATGATTGGTTGGATAACCTTCATAACTGGAGCGAGTTTATCGCCTAGGTTAGAAGTAAAGTCTTGAATGGCAGGAATAACATTTTTAACAAGAGCCTCGACCATTGGAGTAATTGCATCGAGGATATAAGCGCCAACTGTTTCCTTGCCTTCATCGAAGGCTACTGTGAGACGGGCTAACTTTCCTTGGAATGTGTCTGCTTGCTTAGATGCTTGGTTCTCGAAAGTACCGGCTAATTTAGCGGTTATCTGGTCGAATGTAAGGGTCTTTAGTTCAGCCTTATCAAGTCCTACACCCAAGCGGCTAAGGCCTGCTAAGTTGCCTTCCTGAGCCTTTGAAAGGCTTTCTGTGACCGCTTGGAGAGACTTACCGCTACCAGCAGCAATATCTAATGCAAGGGTCTGTAATTGCTGCGCCTTGTCTAAATCTTTAGTGGCTCGAGTTAAACGATCTAACGATGGGCGAAGCTCGTCATCCGCAACGCCTGTAGCCAGAGAAGTCTGAAGGATGTATTCCTCTGTCGAGGCTATCTGGTCATCTGTTGCCTTAGTTACATTGCGAAGCGTGTTGGCTAACTTGGCTTGCGCTGCTTCATCCTCGATGGCTGACTTAACGCCGTCAATGGCTAACTTGCCTGCATAGGCTACTGCTGCCGCGCCCGCAGCTGCGAAGGCTGCTCCTGCTATCTTGCCAAACTTAGCAACTTTATCGCCAAAGGTAGCGACATCTTTATCTGCCTTGTCAAGGTTCTTAGTAAAGTTATCGACATCGGCAAGCAGCTTGAGCGTTAATGCTCTTGTACCTGTTGCCATTATGTCCACTCCTTAAGAATCTTGTCGAATGATTCAGTCCATCTTGCCACGATCTGCGGTTGAATCTTGCGGAGCGTTGGATAGATAAACCAACCCTTAGAGCCTCGACCTTCACGGCCTGACCATACGGGGAACTGCCTAAACTTATTAGAACCGAATTCTGAACCGCCCCAGATATCTCGAGTGGTTGCGCCACCTGAAAACTTCTGAGAAGCGAATCCGTAAGTAATCTCGCCAATGCGGCTGGACTTCTTAACCCGGGAACCCTGAGCGATTCGGCCTGCGACCTTGCTGCTCTGGATTGAGTTAGCCTTCTGGATAACTTCATCTCGAGCGAATTCAGCCAGAGCGCCGGACTGGCGCTTAGCCTCATCGTTGGCTTCCTCACTCATATTCTTTAGAGCCTTGAACACCATGCGAAGTTCCGTCTTATCGAAGGCAACTAATTCATCTGCCACGATTACGCTCCTCTAGTACTTCAATAGCTGTAAGAATATCCTCGGCACTTTGCCAATGATCCATAGGAATCTGTGTAGCTAGTGCCAGTTCAACTAAGAGTCGGCTTACGCTTCCTCTTGGATGACTTTTGGGTCTCCTTCACCTACTTCAACATCGTCAACAGATTCCATCCATTGATCTAATGTCTTGGTCGGCTTACCGCCTGCTTCACGCTTCATGGCGCTGTGTGCTACATAAAGAATGTCCCACATTCCGCCGAACTGGGAGATGACCTTCTTAGTT